AGTGAAAGTTGGGAATATAGATATTCGTTAGAAATAGGCAGAATTAATTTTACTAAAATACCCTTCTCGGGATATAAAGTGGTAGGTAGAAGATACGATAAAAATTGGGATGAATTAGCAAAACAAGCTTTAGACTTTATTGAAGAATGGGAAAAAGAAAATAAAAATGAAAAATAATAAAACATATAATGAATTAATGATAGAATTAAATGATAATTTATATGAATTATTTCTTCCCATTTATAAATTTATAAAATGGATTTTGAGTATTTTAGTTAACATTTTAAATAAGGTGAATAAAAATGGGTAATAAAGAAAGAGACAATATTATTGATGAGTGTATAAAAGTTATTTCTGGATTAAAAATAGCTTATTCTGGAGAAAATGCCGGAGAAAGTAATGAATGGGATGGAGCTATTAGTGCGGCATGCATTGAATTACAGGAGTTAAAATATGGAACTAATTAAAATAGGAGATAGAATAGCAATTATATTAAAAACTGATAATAGAACTAGAAATTGTTTTCTTTTAGGGTATGGAATTTATGAAGGGAAATTTATTCCGCCTGCTAATGTTCCTAGTAAAAAAGGTAAAAAATTACATAATGAACATGAACCTACAGATAGATTTTTATGTGATGATGGTAATATTTATTGGATGTACGAGTCGTGGATTATGGGAGAAGATAGATTTAAGGAGGTATTTATAAACGATTGTTATAATGAAGGCTGGAAAATTATTAATGTAGATATTAAAGGTAAAAGGAGAAAATGTTGAGTATTAATACCGATAAAAAATCATATGACGCCTTATTGTCGAGTATAAAATCAATAATAAAAAACAGTAAAGATAATTCTATAGATTTTAATTGGGTTGTAGATAGAAATATTAAATGCGAAGGGACTACTATTGATCCATTTGGAATTGTAATAGATACACATACTATAACTATAACAGATAAAAGATTAAATAAGGAGAAATTTGATTATGGCAACTGATACAGATTTTGTAGTTAAAATTACTTGTGATTTTGATATTGATAGTTTTGATTTGGCAATAAACAAATTCAAAGAGTTTAGAGAGGCTAGTAAAATATCTTTATGGCAATTAATTAAAATGAAGATATTAAAAGTGTTTTTGCCTAGACCTAAAATTACTATTGAAGAATTAATTAACAAAGAAAGGGGCATTTAATGGAAATGAAAATACCAGAAATAGAATATCAATTATATAAAAATATTAATTATAAAGCAACAGATGATAATTATGGAAATATAATTTTAGCACTAATAGCTATTACTAAAGAGTATAGTGATTATTTAGAACCAGAAGAAATAGTTAATGCTATAAATTATATAAAAACAATTTATGAAAAAAGGAATATTTAATGGAAAATAAAAAACCATTCATTTTAGGTCTCGTTACAGCGCGCGGTGGTTCTATTAGGCTTCCTAAAAAGAATAGTAAACTTTTTTGTGGGCACCCCCTTTTAGCCTGGTCAATTATGCAATTAAAATGTTCTAGGCTTGTCGATGAAGTTGTACTTACAACTGATAATGATGAAATGGCAAATATAGGTAAAAGATATGGCGCTAAAGTAGTAATGCGGCCTGTTTTAGATAACGATATTACTGCTGGATATGTTTTTAAAATGGCTGTAGAACAATTGGAAAAAGAAGGCATGAAAATTGACGAAATTATTTGTGCGCTTCCTACTTCACCATTAAAAAAACCTAATGATATTGATGATTTAATAATGGCTTTTCATTTAATGAATATCAATGGCTCTGAACCAGAAATGGGGACATTTAGTCCTAATAGAGAATGTTTTATTTTTGAGAATTTGCAAGATATGACTACAGTTTATGGAAAGCCTTATTATTTAAAAAATGTTATTGCTAATAAGAATTGGGATTTTTCAGTAATGGGAGGAGGCTGGAACGTAGCGACTAGAGATTATTTAATGGATACATGGAGTAAAAATGTTATACATGATTCTGTAATAGATAAATCATTAGATAAAGCTATGAATAATAACGGTAAAAGAGTAGTGGGATATGCTATTGAACCTTGGCAATGTTTTGAAACTGATTATGAAGTATATTTTAGAATATGCGAAGTATTGATGGAAGAATTTATATTAAAAGGCCAGGGTATGAATGTATATACAAGATATGCTAGGGAATTTAGAAAAATAGTTACTTGGGAAGAAGAATTAAATGGTCAAAATGAATTAGATTTATCAAAGTATATTGGTAATAGTAATCAAATAGGAGAAAATAAATGAATGGGAAGTGGAGTATACATAAATCATTTTTAATAGATAGCGTTGGTTTATCATGTTATGTTTTACCTTATTTGGAAATTAGTTTTAATTATGGAGAAAGTTTTTGGCTTGAAATAGGCTGGTTATTTTTTAGATTATGTATTTCAAAAACTAATTGGTAAGGAATAATAATGGCAGAACAAAAAGACAACTTCATGGATAAAGTAAATATAGAATCTACTATTAGAACTGAAAGCAATAAATATAATATGGGTACTAAAAACGCGCAACTTATCCATGAAATAGTTAATAGTGCGGCTAACTGGAAACCAATTATAGATAAAATTAAATCAGGCCAAGCTAGAGATATTTCAGATGAACCTAAAGTAATAAATAAAAATTGTTTTATTTTGGGTTCAGGCCCATCATTAGATGATTCAATACAATATTTAAAAGAATGGGAAGGCGGAATTATTTGTACAACTTCCCATGCTTTAACATTAATGTATTATGGAATTGAACCAACGCATATTCTAGTATTAGATCCATTTTGTAGGTGGGATGAAATAAAAGGTGTAGATTGGTCAAAAACTCGTACTAAATTAATTACTCACCCTGGTTGCTATCCTGATATGATAGAAAATTGGCCTAATGAAATTTTATTATATTTACAGAATGCCGGTAGGACAGATAGTTTTTATCAAAATGAACAGCAAAAAATGTATTCATGGCGAGATGGCGATTTTAGACAAAGTGTATTTCATTTTTATATAAGAACAGCTATAACTATTTTTGCTTGTTCTCCACCTATGCAATTATTCGTTGGAGAAGTTTTGGGTTATGAAAAATTCTTTTTAGCTGGATGTGATTTTGCTTATCATACCGACAAAGACAGATTTACTGATTATATTTTAAAAGAAACTAATAATGAATTTGAACCAATAAAATGGGATAAACACGAACATTTATTTAATCCTAATAATCCCAACTTAGTTAAAACAAATTCTGGTCTTTTATCAGAACCAATTCATTTGTATTATTTGAAAAATTTAATATCTGCATGGCGCCTTTGCCATAAAACAATGTATACCACTGATCATGGTGCTATGATTCAAGTACCATTTCATGATATAAAAGCTGTAATAAAAAAGCAAGGAGATTTTCCTAAACAAACTATTCCATTTGTTGATAGTATTTGTGATAAGTATTTATCTTCTACTGGTGCTTATGTTGTAGAAACTTCCAAAGGAGTTTCGTTTGTAGAAGCCATTGATTATGAAAAAGAATTACCTCTTTTCATGAAACAAGTTATGTCAAGATATATTTGTAATGAATGCCACGCTAATTTAACAGTTAATCCAATTATTTATAGGCTTAATTATCAAGGTATTAATAACGATTTTAACGATGTTAATGTATTATTGGGGAAATATTCCGAACTTAGGGCTAAAAGTATAGTTCCAAATATTGAAATATTAGATGTATTGGGAGTTATTCACGACAATGAAGAATGCCCTATTTGTCATAAAGGTAAAATATTTAGAGAGGTAGTTATTGATATAGATAAGAATTTAGAAAGAATTAAAAACTCTATTGTTAGAAAGGAGTAAATATGTATTGTCCCTTTTGTGGTAAAAAAGAATTATTGGTTAAAGAATATTATTATTATAGCGAAAATGATATGCAAGAAGGTGGCAGGTTTTATTGTACAAATTGCTTAAATGAATTAATAATAAGATATAATCCTATTAAATTAGTAAAAGTAAAATGATATGGATAAAGATTATGATTTTTCAAAATATGATAATAAATTTATAAAAGATAATATAAGATTAGTGCACTATGCATTAAAAGGTTTGGGTAAAATAAAAGAATATGATGATGTTGTTCAAGAAGCTTGTATATGGTTGTTAATGGCAAAATCTACACACGATCCTAAAAAATCTAAATGGGTTACATATGCTAGTAAATATATTAAATGGATGTATGGCAATTATATAAATGCTAGTAGAATTCAACGTAAATCAGCTAATGCTATGGGGTATACTATTTGTAGTTTAGAATCGTATTTAGAAAATAATGATATTACTTTAGATGAAGAGTTTGATGAAACTATTGATAATAAAATTATTAATAATACATTATATAAAATGATAGAAAAACCTAGGTCGAAAAAAATAATTAAAATGTTATTAAATGGCTATTCTCAAAAATATATCGCTAAGAAATTTAAAATATCCCATACTAGGGTTGGGCAGATTTATAATAGGGAAGTAGAAAAAATAAAACAAAAAGTAGGAATTATGAAGCTAGAAAAAGTATATATATCAGGTCCAATGAAAGGTAAAATTGATTTGAATAAATTGGCATTTAAGAACGCAGAATTATATTTGAAAGCGCTAGGATATATCCCAATTAATCCTCATAATTTAACTAAAAATTTATCGTTGCATAATCCAGTAACAATAGAAGAAATTCATCAATGTATGAAAATTGATTTGATAGAATTATTAAAATGCGATGCTATACATATGCTAGATGGCTGGCAAAAATCATCAAATGCTACACTAGAATATAATATTGCTAAAGCTATCGGATTAAAAATAGTATGAAATTATTAGTAAGTATAAATGAGAATGATAAAAAAGAAATAATAGTAGATATGAGAAGAATTGATAATGATAAAGAAACTGTCTCTGAATTAGATACTTTTAATGATATTTTTGATTTAATAGAATATTACGTAGTTGGCGATGAAGTAGAAGATGTTGCTAATGAAATAATATCTACAATGAAAAAACAAGGATTATAAAATGTTTATATTAAAAGAATATGTTATGAGTGACTCTGTCAAGGCAGATACTATTTTAGTGGGAGTAGATACTAAAAATTTTAATCTAGCTAAGGAATATGTATATAAAGCCTTAGATAAATTTCCAGAAGGCGTAGAAATAATAGTTGATAATGATTTAATATTAAAATATTCTTTAGAGGAAAATAGAATTATTGGTTATATAGAAAATGTTCAGTTAAATATGTTAAATTATAAAGGAGAGATATATTGATTAAAGTGATAATAGAATATACTATAGTTCAAGGAAATATAGTAAAAATAAATGCTAAAGATGACAATGATAAATCTGCAACTGCATTAGAAAGAGCTTTAGCGGCAGGGCTAGTAGAATACACAAAAATAGAAACTAAAAAGATTTTACCAGAAAATGATATAAGTAATATACTGAATAATATTGGTAAAAATGACTCTAACAAATAAGATTAAAGCAGCATTATTAGATTTTTATATTTTCCAAAGATCATCTACTATTGCTTGTACGGAATTATGGGATGGATTTTCAATAGCTGATTTTATAGCAATAGTTAATGATAAAATAATAGAAGTAGAAATAAAAATAAGCGTTAGTGATTTGAAAAATGAATTGAAAAAAGGTAGAGAAAAATATGATTGGACAATAGAAAATGATTCATATGTTAAAACTAACAATAAATTAATTACCAAGCATTCCATTATAGAAAGCAATATTTATTATACTCCCAATAAATTCTATTTTTGCGTTCCTGAATATATGTTACAAGAAACTATAGAATTTGTTAATAAATTAAATACAAAATATGGCGTAATAGTTTTTAATGATAAGGCTAAAATAAAAGATAGTTTGAAAATAGTTAAGAAAGCTATTATTTTACATAAAGATAATAATGTTTTAAAATATGAAAATAAAATGATAGATAGAATATGTAATGATTTAACTAAAAAATATAGATTATTATATTATTAAGGAGATAAAAAATGTTACCAGCTTTTTATGCATTATATTATAACTCTATGCAAGAAATAGCCAATAAAAATGGTTATGCTTTAGCTATTCATGGTAGTATGAATAGAGATTTAGATTTGATAGCTATTCCTTGGGTTGAAGATTGCATTGGTGAAAAAGAATTAATAGATTTATTCAGAAAAGAATGTAATGTAATAATTGGCAATAATTATGTTGAAAAACCTTTTTATAGACACGGCTATACATTTACTTTATATGAAGATTATTATATTGATTTATCTATAATACCTAAATTAAAGCAATTTAATTCTATAGAAGTATCTGAAGAGCAAGCAAAAGAATATTTAAAATATATAGAAAAGGAATAAAAATGTCTTATAGTGAAATTTGTGAAATAGTTTTAAGAAAGAAGTGCCAATTAGATAAAATTGATGTTGGGACAAAATATGTATATTTAGGTAAAGAAGAATTTGAAATAATTAAAGAAGCCTTAGGAATACCAGAATATTATATTAATACTCCTTTAGTAGATAGATTTTTTGGTTTAGGATTATGTGTAGTAAATATTAAATCGTTTATAAGTGTAGGAATATAATAATATTTTAATACTTTATTTTTATTAAGAAAAATATTATAATATATAGTATGAAAGACAACAAAAAAGCTACGAAAAAAACTAAAGAAATTGTTCCTAACAAAAAACCTGTAGGAAGGCCAACTAAATATTTGCCTATATATGCAGAACAAGCTAAAAAGCTTGCTATTATTGGTTTAATTGATAAAGAAATATTTGATATATTAGGAATATCAGAAGTAACAGGAATAGAATGGAAAAAGAAATATTTAGAATTTGCTAAGTCCTTAAAAGAAGGTAAAGAATTTCCAGATAAAAAAGTTGTAGCCGCTTTGTTTGATAATGCAATTGGAAAAGAATATGAGACAGAAAAAGCATTAGTAGTAAGCGATGGGAAAGATTGTGGTGCTCATGTAGAAATAGTAAAAGTAAAAGAATATCATCCTGGCAATGTTACCGCACAAATATATTGGACTAAAAATAGATTGCCTAAAGAATGGCGAGATAAGGTTGATTTGGAACATTCTGGCAAAATGGAATACAAAGTTATTCCTGATGAAATACTAGAGGATAAGGAGTAAACTATGGGTGGACCAGGAAGTGGAAGGAAGAAAGGTTCAAAAACAAATAATAAAAAGAATTGGAGTATTGCAAAAAGCAATGCTGTAAATAGATTAGAAAAACAAATTAAATTGTTAGGTAGAACTGAGGGAATGGGAACTAATAAATATCAAAATGCAGTTAAATTGTTAAAAGAAATGAAAGCCAAGAAAGAATAAATAATGTCTGATATAGCTTCACCTATAATTGATCTTCGCGGCTTTGGTAAAAAGATCAATAAGCATTTTATACCTTTATTCAAAGATAAAAGCCGTATTCAAGTTCTTGTAGGTGGAGCTTCTAGTTCAAAATCATATTCTACTGGTCAAAAATATATTTATCGTTGTATTAGAGAAAAAGGCCATAAGATATTAGTAGTTAGAAAAGTTGCAAAGACATTACGGCATTCTGTATTTGATTTAATGGTTTCTATTATTAATGATTCTAATATGCGTGAGCTTTTCAAATATAATAGTACTGAATTATTGATTACTTGCATAGCTAATGGAAATCAAATAATATTTACTGGCCTTGATGATGTAGAAAAATTAAAATCAATTCATGGAATTACAGATATATGGGTTGAAGAAGCTTCGGAAATAAGTGAGTCAGATTTTAATCAATTGGATTTGCGTTTACGCGGTGAGACATTACACAAGAAAACAATTACCTTAACATTAAACCCTATTTCTATTAAGCATTGGATAAAGAAAAGGTTCTTTGATAGAAAAGAAAATGATTGTATAACGCACCATTCTACATATAAAAACAATGAACATTTAGATGAAGATACCATTAAAAGGCTTGAAGGAATAACAGATAAATATTTTAAAGATGTTTATGTATTAGGTAATTGGGGCGTTTATGAAGGAGTTGTGTTTAGTAATTATGAAGTAATATCAGATGAGAAAGATTGGCCTTATACTGAGGATAATTTGGAAAATGTATTTAATGGGATGGATTTTGGTTATGTACATGCGCAAGTAATAGAGCGTGCAGGATTCCAGCAAGATCATAAAGATGAAAAAGCAATTGCTTTATATGTATTTGATGAATTTTATGAAAAGAACAGGATTAATTCGGAGTTTATAGAAGACGCTAAAAATTATTTTGGAGATAAATTATATGAAATGTTTATTACTGCTGATTCTGCTGAACCAGATAAAATAAACGAATGGCAACAGAACGGATTTAAGGTAGAGCCAGCTAAAAAAGGTAAAGATTCATTGAGATTCGGTATTGAATATTTATTAGGAATGAAAATATATATTAATGGAATTAAATGCCCTCAATTAGCAAATGAAATACCTTCGTTTCAACGGAAAAAAGATAAAGATGGCGATGTAACAAAAGATTTTGTAGAAATTAATGATGATGGAATAGCAGCTTTACGATATGGCTCTGAATATATATGGTCTAATCAAAATAGTATATTTGATAGTTCTGGAGATGGTTGGAGTCTTTCAGACTTAGGATTATAAAGGAATAATTATGGATTCTTTTGAAGAATATAAGCAAATGGTTAATAGTTTTAATGAAGTATTCAGAAATTATCAAACAATAGAAAAAGAATTGCACTATGAACTATTTAAGCAAGGATATTTGAATCAAGTTAATTATAAGAATATAAATTATTATAGATGCAGTGATGGGCAAGTATTAATAAGTAATTTAAATTAAGGAGTATAAAATGGAAAGTAGAATAGATTGTGTAAATATTCATAAAATAAATTGTGGTTATTGTACGGAAAATAGATTATGCCCTGATGATTGTAAAGGATTTGTAAGCGTTGAAAAAGAAGTTATAAATATTGTCGAAGAACCTATAAAAAATAAGTTTAAAAAATGAAAATAATAGAAATATTATATTATAAACAAGAAAATTGCTCTACAGTTAAACAATATACTTTTTGGAATAGAATATACAGATGGTACTATTGGTCAATTTTTAATAAAGGTGGAAGAAAATGACATTACAAAAAACAGATAAGCAATTCCTATCTAACGAAGATATATTACAGTATATATCTGATTATGAAATAAAAGTAGTTCCACATTTAAATGATTTATGGGAATACTATAAAGGTAAAAATGTTAAAATACTTTCTAGGAAAACTCCTGATCCAAATAACCCTGATAATAAAATAGTAATAAGCTATGGCAGAAAAATAATTACTACCTATACAGGATATGGATATCGCCCTAAATACATTACTTATAAACCCAATAACAAAAAGACTTCTAAAGAAATAGATAATATTGAAAATGATGTTACTGTTGTAGAAAATCCCATTGAAAAGAAATATTGTAATGAAATACAAAATGTTTATAATTCCAATAATGAGCATATTAAAACAAATAGAGCCGGTAGGAATATGGCTATATTTGGGTGCAATTATGAATTATTATATATTGATTCTGAAATAAAAGAATTATCTATTAAAGCTGTTCCTAAATTCTTTACAGTTGATCCTAGGGAAATGATTGTATTATATAATTATGACCCTGAGCCTAAAATAATTATGGCAATACGTTATTATAAAATGTCAGATAATGAATATAAGGTAGAGGTTTATTACAAAAATAAAATAGAAAGATATATTAGATATCGAGAACAAACAAATAATCAAATTACAGAATGGAGATTAAAAACAGATTTAAATAATCCTTCAACAGTAAACTTCTATTCTGATGTCCCTATTGTAGCTTTTTATCGTGGCGATGAAATGCAATCTATTATAGAAAATGTTTTAATTGTAATAGATGCATATGATGTATTAATGTCAGATAGTATGAATGAATTTGATAGATTCGCTTTTGCATATTTAATTATGAAACGAATAAGTTTAACAAATCCTATTGATAAGAAAGACCCTACAAAATCTGCTAATGCATTAAAAGAATTAAAACGTAGAAGGGTATTTGAGGGATTAGATAAAGATGCCGATGTAAAATTCTTAACTAAAGATATTCCTACAGCATTTATAGAATATATGGCAAAGAAATTAAAGGAGGAAATTCATTTACAATCCCATGTACCTGATTTTACACAATTAACCGGAGCATTATCTGGAGCTGCTATTGATAGATTATTATTTGATTTTGAAAATTTAGTATCTTCTGATGAGGCAGATTTTGATGTAGCATTAATTAGGCGCGGAACATTAATTACTGATTTATTATTAAAATTAAATAGAATCCCTGATACTTCTGATTTTGCTACAATGATAAATATTAGCCATAAGCGCAATTTACCATTAGATAGAAATAGTTTTGCAGAATTAGCAGAAAAAATGTCGCGAGCAGGATTTAGTAGAAGAAGAATATTAGAGAATATGCCAGAAGATATGGTGCCAGATGTAGAAGCGGAATTAGAGGAGGAAAAGAAAGAAGCAATAGCATTAACAGGATTAAATAATTTAGAAGGGCAAGATTTAACTGAATACGATGAGGAAGGCAATGCTATTACAGATGAATATGGAAATCCGTTAGAAAATAAAGAAGAAGGAGATTAACATGGGTGGACCAGGATCGGGACGTAGACCGGGTGGTGGAAGCAAAGGAAAATTAAAATTACAAAAAGTAACTACTGGAAAAGGTAAAATGATTTTTAGGCAAAATGCTAAAACTGGGGGGCATGTAAATGCATTACCAAAACAAAATATAAAAGAAAAAACTTATAGTAAGGGTAATGGATGGCTGACTAAAGGACAAACAATAAAGAAAACTAGAGGGTATTAAATGCCAGAACTTAGTACGTTAGAGCAGCAAGCATTAAATACTCTATTAGCCAATGAGGCTAAATACTCAAGACAAATACAGCAACAATTAGCTTCTGTTCTAACTACTATTTATGGTGAAATGAAAAAGATCTATGATAAGTATGCTATTAATGGTAAATTGACTAAAGTTGAAATGACCAAATACAATAAGTATTCTACAATGGAAGAACAAATATTAAAAACATTAGACCCTGCATTGAAAGCCAATATAAAAAAAATTAAAAAATTGCTACCTTCACAATTTAATGAAAGTTTTTTCCATTATGCCTGGGCAATAGATAATGCTACAGGTTTACGGTTATCATGGGGATTAGTAAATACAAAAGTCTTATTACAAGCATTTGATATTACTAATCCTAAAAATATTGAATTACAAGAAGCATTAAAAAATTATCCTATTACTGCTAAAAAGAAAATAAGAGCAGCTTTATTAAACGGATTATCACAAGGGAAGTCATATGATTCAATGGCCAGGGATTTAAAAAAGAGCTTAAATAAAATATATAGTTCGGCAATTACTATAGTTAGAACTGAAGGACAATCCGCTATTAATGCAGGTCAAGCAATAGCATATACTAGAGCGCAAGAAAATGGTATTAATGGTAAGGAAATATGGTCAGCCACTAAGGATCAAAAAACTAGAATAGATCATAGACATGCAGATGGTTCTACAAAAGATTCTGAAGGATTTTTTAATGTAGGCGGAGAAAAAGCTTTATATCCAGGCGATCCTAATTTATCAGCAGAAAATAGGATTAATTGTAGGTGTTCTATTAGATTTGAAATTGATGGGTATTCACCACAATTAATGAGAACGCGCGAGGAAGGAATTCTGCCTTATATGAACTACGATAATTATGTCAAAGAATATCATCCAGATTGGTTAAATAATATTTAAAATTTTATATTTATATTGGATAGATTGGGGAATTACTAGATTGTTGTTATAAAACGTCATGGCTAAATGATTTAATAGGTTATAGAAAGGATTTATAAGGAATATACTATGCCACTAACCAAGAAAGGTAAGAAGGTTAAGAAAGCATTTATTGATGAGTATGGCAAAAAGGGCGAAAGCATATTTTATGCTACCGAGAATAAACGCAAAATGAAAGGATTAGTAAAGAAAACTAGGAAAAAGAAATGAATGATAAAATAGATAAACAGATAGATGTTATTAGTAAATTAGAATGTGAATCATATAAATTATCTAGGGAATTATTAATAGTTAAAAATGAGGAGCAAATAGCTGTAAGCAAAAAGAATGATTTATCTGAAAAGAAAAGTTTTGTAGATTCTAAATTAGAAAGTGCTTATCAAACATTAAAAGAAATAATTTCAAAAGGAGTAATTGAGTGATTAGTTCTACAGGAACATCTATTCAAGGTTATTTTGATTGGGCAAATAAAGAAATAAATAAAAAGGAATATGGTGAAGTATCATTAAAATTTAAAATTTGTAATATGCAGATTGTAGGCGTTGAAAAAATGTCTATAGATAATGACAAATTTGAATTAAAGAAAAAAGAATGACAACTTTATTTGATGAATTATTAAAAGGAGAAATATTAGAAGATAAATGTATTGATAATAAAAGTCATAGATATATAGAATTAGATAGTTATATTAAAGATAATAAGGAATATAAGCCGTTATATTGCACAAAATGCAAATATATATCTCTAGGATGGAATTACATTTAGCTACTTTATTTTTATTAATAAATATATTATAATATATATGTAAGTAAATTAGTAATCCGTGCTGAAATACAGTAGGACGACTAAAGCCTTAAATGGTTTTGGCCGTCCTTTTTATTTTATTTTTAAGGAGAATAAATTGAATACTGCTAGGCATAGAAGAATTGAAGCGCGGGAGCGTAGGTGGGAATCTCTCCATAGTAGAGATATTACTACTGAAAAAACTGCCCAATTCCCACAGCCAAAAAATCTTATTAAAAATGAAACTGTAAAAGTTGAAAAGGCAATTAAAAAGGAGATTGCCAAAAAGAATGAACTACCCAAGGCACCAGAGATTGTTAAGCGTGGCCGTGGACGCCCGAGAAAAACAATATCTGAAAATATAAACACTAACAAAAAAGCAATTGCAGGGAATAAAAAACTTGCGAGTGCAAAAGGAAAGAGATAATGGAAATCACTTTAGACGATGTTAAAGAATTTTTCGAATCAAATAAGGATGATGCTTCGGTAATGGAATTTATTACTTCTATTTCTATTGATAAGCCTTTAAGTCCTGATGTTGTTAAAGGTTATTTAGAGACAGTAGAAGGAAAGTCATTACTACAGCCTATCCTAGATAGTTTTGCCAATAAAGCTATTAATACGCATGATGAGAAAAAGCGCAAAGAGATTGAAGCCGAAGTCGCTAGAAAGGTAAATGAAAAACTTGCAGAATTAAATAAAGATGATACGCCTGAGCAGAAAATGCTAAAAGAGCAAATTAAGCGTACCGAAGAACTTGAAAAGAGATATGAGGAAGATAAAAAGCTTTCTAAGATTAATGAGATTGCATATAAAGAAGGAATTGATCCTGGATTTGTAGAGGGGATATCTTTTGATTCTGCTGAGCAATTTGGATTATATGCAAGTAGATTCAAAGATTATATTAAAAAGCAAAATGAAAAAGTTATTAATGAATTAATGTCTAAGACGCCAATTCCCAAGAAGGGGCAGGAAACTGAAGGCAAAATGACATTTAAACAATTTGCTGCATTGCCATTAGCTACTAGAAATAAAATGGCAGAAACTGGTGAAATTAATAATCTAGTCCCTGATTAATTAAAAGTATTATAAAGGAGAATTACTATGGGTGTTGAGAATTTTATTCCTGAATTATGGAGTTCTAGACTTTATGTCAGGCTCCGCAAAAATCTAGTATTTGGTAATATAACTAATCGTGAGTATGAAGGCGAATTACTTAATTATGGTGATCAGATTCATATTAATGAACTTGGTCCTGTAACCGCGTCTGCATACACTAAAGGCGCTACTTTAACTTATTCAGAACTTGATTCTGCTCAGAAAACCCTTCTTGTAGATCAGGCTACTGAATTTCATTTTAAGATTGATGACGTTAATAACGCTCAAACCAATCCGAAACTTATGGATGGTGCAATGGATGAGGCTGCTTATGCGATAGCCGATACCATTGATGCCTTTATTGCTGGCCTTTATGCTCAGGCTGGTGCTACTCCTTCTGTTACTACGTATATTGGTTCTAGCGGATCGAGCCTTTCTGTAAGTTCTGGAAACGTTATTGAAACTTTCTCTTATGCTGGTCGTTATCTTGATGAAGCCAATGTTCCTAAAACTGGACGATGGATTGTAATTCCTCCGTGGCTAACACAGAAACTAACGTTAGCTGAAGTCGGCGGCATTGCTTATAATGCTGTCCCTAAAGTTCCTACTGACGAACAGCTTCTTAATGGTTTTGTTACTAAGGCATTTGGTTTTGATATTTATGAATCGAATAACGTTTCTAACGATGGCACCCAGTATCGCGTAATGTGCGGTGGCGGGAAGGCTATTGCTTATGTAGGCCAGGTAAATACTATTGAGGCTCTTAGGCTTCAAACTACTTTTGCTAATGCGGCTCGCGGTCTTTACGTGTATGGTGCTAAGGCGGTTCAGGCCGAATCCTTACTCACCCTATATCTCGCCGAAGCTGCGGGCTAAGGATAGGAGGATAAAATGGCTAACGGAACCCTTAAACCCACTACTCCTGTACTTGCCGGAGTTACTATCACCGCTGCTTCTACTACGATTGCATCTAGCGAGACCATGACTATTTCTGCTACTACCGCTCAGAGCAATTTAAATTTACGTAAATTAATTGTTTGTGTAGCGAATGCTAACTCCACCACAGGAGTTACTCTTTCGCTTGGGGCTGGTACTGAATATTCTGAAAAAGGCCAGGGTGCCAAATCTATTTCTGTAGCTACCGAATCAACTGTAATTATTGGCGGTCAGGATTTCGAATCTGCTAGGTTCCTAACCTCTAGCAATACTATTGTGTTTACTCAGGCTGGAACTGGTCCTACTACGTGGACTGCTTTCCAGTTACCGTGGTCTTGGGAATAAATAGTTTAATTAAAGGCGCAAGGAAAATTTAAAAATGGGTAGGTTCATCGAATCTATTAAAAATAAATCCTTGCGCTTTTTTTGGAGGCAATAAAATGCCTACCAGTTTATTTTTTCCAGTAACCAATGATGGATATAGAACCGTTAAAGATTATGAAACTTATGAAGTAGTATTAGGAAAAAGATATTCGGCATTTTATTATACAACAATTGCTTCTGCGACTGGAACAAATATCGTTGCAATGGTTACTAATGAAATTAAATTAGTAGAAGCTTGGTTTTCTATAGAAGTCGATAAGCCAGGATTATATGAATTATATGAAGATGCTGTAATATCTTCTGGTTCTGCTTTAACATCATTTAATAATAATAGAAATTCTAGTGATAGCGCTGATTGTACTGTATATGGGAATCCTACCGTATCAACTGTTGGTACATTTATTGGAGCGCATATTATTGGTTCATTAACAGGTGGGGCCTCTAAGTCAGGTGGTAACTCCGCTACCAATAAATATATTCTAAAAAAGAATGCTACATATATAGTTAAATTTATTGCCGATGATGCGAATACTAGAGTAACTCAGGGCATATATTGGAGGGAAATTTAAATGCCTACTCCTTATGGTGCTAAAGTAAATATTAATAACCCTTTAGATAGTTCTGGAGCAATACCGACATTAGATATAGTACACCATACAATTCATGAAGGAAATCATTATGTAACATCTTATTATGAAAAAGTAGGCGC